GGAGAAAGGCCCCGATTCGGTCAGGAACGGCATCGACATTTTGAAACGCTTTAAATTGCAGGTAACCAAGGACTCGACCAACCTCATCAAGGAACTGCGGTCCTACACTTGGGCAACCGACAAGGAAGGCAAGAACACGGGGGTCCCGATTGACTCCTTCAATCACGCCTGCGACGCTATGCGCTATGTGGCTCTCAACAAGTTAAGAGTAAGCAACTCAGGGAAGTATGTTGTGGTGTAACTTTGCGGTACTAAACCCCTAAACAATGACACACACAAGAGAACAAATCAATCGACTGAAGCAATGGAATATTGAAATCTCATTCTTTGACCGAGGATGCCTTATCAGGGTGGGATGCAAGTCATTTGCCTTTGAGAGCATTGAACAGGCAATGGCAGAACTTGTGGCATACACCAAAGACCCGATTGGTGTTAGCGAGAAGCATGCACCAGAGCAGTTTGAACTTAAGGGATGCCCTGTACAGGGATGAACACCGAACGTATCATTGACCTGCTCATCGAAATCGGGAAGACGCTTGCAGCCGTTTTCTTCATCATCACCATTCTAACCCTCCTTTGGACCTTATGAAAGTCGTTCACTACTACCACATCTACTGCGGAGGCAACTGGCAGTTAATCCTGAACCAGCACATGATGGCCGTGTGCAATTACGGCCTCATCAATGTCTTGGACGAGATTCGTGTCGGCATCGTCGGTCCACCCGAACAACGCAAGGCGGTCAAGGAGGTGCTGGAAGGGTCAATGGTGGCCGAGAAGGTCAAGGTCGTAGTAACCCGAACCAACGCTTGGGAGCAGGCGACCCTGACTGAAATGTACCGGGCCTCGCAGGAAGAGGAAGCCGTGTACCTGTACGCCCACACGAAGGGGGCAAGCGACCCGTCCCTCATCAACCAACTTTGGAATCGCAGCATGACCTTCTTTAACGTCGTGGCTTGGGAACGCTGCCTGCAACTGCTGGAAGGCGTGGATGCGGTGGGATGCCATTGGATTACCAAGGAGCAGTTCCCTCACATGGCCGATGCCAACAACCCCGATGGCTACCCCTACTTTGGGGGTACTTATTGGTGGGCCAAGTCGAGCCACATTAAGGAACTGGGTGAGCCGGAACGCAAGCAGAGGTGGCAGGCAGAGCATTGGATTGGCAAGAAGCCTGACACTAAGGTCCACGACTCCAACCCCGGATGGCCTTCACCCGAACGCTTTGTAATTACTTTTTAATGCAGATAGTCGTTGCACGGTATAACGAGGACTTGACTTGGCTCAATCCTTACAAGCAGCATTGCGTCATCTACAACAAAGGGGAAGCCATTGACCTGCCATCTATTCCGCTGCCCAACATCGGAAGGGAATCGCATACCTACCTGCACCACATCATTGAGAACTACAATCGCCTTGACGATGTAACCCTTTTCACGCAGGGCAAGCCCTTTGACCATTGCCCAAGAATCACGGACCACATTGACACCATGCTTGATGAAGGGATGGACATTCCCTTCTTAAACCTATCGCAATGGGTCCTACAAATTCACGGGTTAAACTGCAACGCTTGGCCTTACCATTGTTGGCCGAACCTTTTGCCGGAAGTCGTTGAGTTTTTATTCGGGCAAACGATTGAGCGGCAGGTTTGGTTTGGAGCAGGGGCAATCTTTGCGGTTCGCAAGGAAGCCATCCAGCAACGGCCCTTGAAGTTTTATCAAAGAGCAATCACGCTACTACCACCAATGGCTGACTGTCAAGGCTACGGCCATGCCTTTGAACGGCTATGGCCCACAATATTCAACGCACTATGAAAGACCTATTTTCACGACTATCCGAGTTAGACATTGACTCAATGTCAACCGAAGAACTGGAGCGTTTACTACCTGAATTTGGGATGAACAACGAGATTCTTCACGAAATGCCGAGCCACCTGTCCGACTACTTCGGGAAGGGCTTGCGGTTTTGGCAGTACCCCAACCAATTCGCAAAACTGCTCAAGCACATTCACGGCAAGCCCATCAACTCTTACCTTGAGATTGGATGCCGATGGGGTGGGACTTTCGTGATAATCAACGAAGTCATCAAGAAAACTAACAAGGAACTAAAGTCCTTTGCGGTGGACCTTATTGAGCCATCCGAAATCCTGAACCAGTACAACGATTATTGGCCGTTTACTTACATACAGGGGAACTCGATGTTGTTCCAAACCATTAGCCCCAAACTACCGAGCCAAGTTGACTTCGTGTTTATTGATGGCGACCATTCCTACGAAGGGGTCAGGCGTGATTTTGAGAACTCGCTTACTTTAAACCCTGCCTACATCATGCTACATGACATCAATAGCGTTGCCTGTCCGGGTGTTGTTCGCTTTTGGAACGAGATAAAGGGTAACTACAAGCACTGTGAATTTATTGAGGGGTACGCATCGGTCAGGGATAACTACTTGGGAATCGGCATCATTGAACTATGAATTACGACTTCGCCATTGTAGGTTCGGGTTTCTTCGGTGCGATTTGCGCCAAGCACTTGCACGACCAAGGCAAGAAGGTCGTGGTTATTGAGAAACGCAACCACATTGGCGGTAACTGCTACACCGAGGTCAAGAGCGGTATAACGGTTCACACTTACGGACCGCACATCTTTCACACGAACAAGAAAGAGATCTGGGACTGGATTAACCAATATGCAGAGTTCAAGCCTATCCGCTTGCAGGTCATGGCTACGGCCAAGGGAGGCGTTTATTCCCTTCCATTTTCGATGCACACCTTCAATCAGGTCTATGGTGCTACAACACCCCAAGAGGCCATGCGTTGCATTGAACGGGATTCAGATTGCGCTGACGATGGCAGCCTTAAATCCGCTGCTATCAAGAAAGTCGGTAGGAAGGTTTACGAGTTGCTAATCAAGGGCTATACCGAAAAGCAATGGATGAAGCCTGCAACGGACCTCCCGGCAAGCATTGTAAATCGCTTGCCCGTTCGGATGACCTACGACAACAATTACTTCAACGACCAATTCCAAGGCATCCCGGTTGGTGGCTACACGCCAATCTTTGAGAAACTACTTGAGGGGGTTGACTTGCTGCTCAACACGGACTTCTTTACCGACCCATTGCCGGATGCCGAGAACCTAATCTACACGGGTCCGATTGACAAGTTCTTTGATTACCAGTTTGGTCCTTTGGAGTATAAAACAATTAGGCACGAACACGAATGGGTTTTTTCAAACAACGTTCAGGGATGCCCCGTGATGAACTACACGGATGCCGAGGTCCCATACACCCGAAAGATTGAACACAAGCATTTTGCCCAAGAGGAAGGGTACGGCTCTTGGGTCAGCACCGAATACCCCCAAGAGTACATTCCCGACAAGACCGACCCCTACTACCCGGTCAACGACCAAGCGAACAATAAGGTATATCAGTCCTACAAAGAATTAGCCGATTTAACTCCGAACGTTTACTTTGGAGGAAGGCTCGGTCAGTACAAGTACTTTGATATGCACCAAGTCATCGAGGAAGCACTAACCTTCTGCAAAACCAAACTCCTATGAAACTCCAAGACCTCACCATCGACCAGTTCCAGCGCATCGGAGCCATTGAGTTTTCAAGCGTGCTGGGAGATTACGACAAGCGTGCAGGGGTCGTCGCAATCGTTGAGGGGGTGGACATATCACTTGTCCGAGAGATGTCCGCCAAGAGTGTCCTAAAGCGTTACAAGGCCATCATAAGCGAGTGGAACGCATTGCCTGCGTTGGGGTACAAGCGAAAGTTCAAAGCCGGGGGCAAGTGGTGGATTCCAACGGTCTTCACGGATGAGTTGACTGCCGGGCAGTTGATTGAACTGATGGACGCAAACACCACGGACGAAAAGCAGTTGTTGCAGAACCTCCACCGAATCATGGCAACCCTGTGCAGGGAGGGCGGTCTATTCGGGTTATTCCCGAAAAAGTACGACGGGGCTGCCCATGCGGAGCGAGCCGAACTCATGAAGAAACACGCCAAGGTGGGCGACGTTTGGGGCGTTGTCAGTTTTTTTTTGCTAAGTTCAGAGTCCTACTTGAAAGTTTTGAGCGACTATTCCAAGCACCTGATGACGAAGGCCGAGGGGTTGACGTAAGCCCTCTTGCCGGCTACGGATGGCTGATGGTGGTGTGGAGGATGGCTAACAAGGACGTTTTAAAGTTTGATGCCATCTTTGCGATGAAGGCGGTGGAGTTTCTGAACTATGCCCTCCTGATTCACGACATCTTGGAAGCCGAACGGATGGAGGCGGAGCGAGCAAGACGCAGATAGACACTATCCGGCACGGGTTACATTTACCCACATGGAGTTCAACGTCTTTGTGGGAGGGTCAGGAAAGAAACTGACCGACATCCAAAGGGAGGCCCTTGCTGACTTTGGTGTGGCCCTTGAAGATGGGGCCATTGAGAACAAGTCCCACGCCTTGGTTGTCAAGTGGCTGGAAGGAGTGGTCCGTCTTGCAAAGGAGAACCTTGCCAAGTCGAACGCCATCGCAAGCAATGCCCTCTCGCAGTCTATAACCGTAACCCCTATATCCCTAAACGACCAGTCCTTCGTTGTCGCTATTGAGGCAGCGGATTATTGGAAGTTTGTTGACCTCGGTGTCAAGGGTGCAAACTCAAGCAAGCGTGCGCCTAACTCTCCGTTCCAATACCGGGACAAACGTCCACCTATCCGCCCGATTCAGGAGTGGATTGCGTTTAAGGGCATTCCTCTGGAAGGCAGGGACAAGAAGGCAGCAAACAGATCCTTTGCGATCAACATCGCCAACAAGATTCGGAGGGAAGGTCTGCGAGCGACCAACTTCATGAGCAATGCAGTAAGCCCCGAAATGATAGAGGTCCTGACCGAGAATATCGCAGAGGTCCTTGGCAAATCCATAAGCGTAGCAACCAAACTATAAAATGGCAACAACCGTCCTTTCCGGGTCGCCTCTCGTAGCAACCCCCGTTTACAACAAGATGCTCTTCAAAGTCAGCGGTTCGCTGATTGCACAACCCAATTACAGGTACGTCTGCGATGTCAAGAACCCAGCAGGGACGACCCTTGCCCGGCTCAAGTGCGACAAACTGCCCAGCACCAACTTCGGATTCTTTGACGTTGCCAAGGTCGTTGAAACCCTGATTGCACCGACTAAGCCATCGCTGACCCAAACGGGCTTCGTGGATCATGCCGGGTACTATTCGGGATATCGCCTCGACTTTATGGAGGAATACGGCAACACCCCAGTCGTGCAGACAGGAACCGTTACCACCGTTAGCGGGGTCATGGGGTTTGCGGGAAACTTGGAGCAGTTGGAGTTTCAGGACTGGAGCCTAAGCCCCTACTTCCGAATCGGGTCCTCGTTCAATTCCGTGAAACCCTTGACAACGCCATCGGCCTTCACCGTGTATCGTGGAGGCAAGGCTTGGCTTGCTATCAACGCCACCAAGTTTACTGCCGTGTCCGCCAATGACACCTACCTCGTTTCGGGCCGTGTGGCTTACAAGGGGGTCAATTAC